TCACTTTTGAGCTGCATCTGATTCGGCAGCGCGCGCGCTGAAATCGAATACCAGGCCGCTGCGGATCATCAGTGCGTACTCTCCAGGCTGGATTTCACCGGGGAGTTTCACTATGATCTCGCGCTCTGATTTTCGCTCGATCTGAAGATTCTCAAGCTTGTCGTACTCCATAATCTTCGTGCGCCGAAAAACGCCGCTCGAACTTGTCGTCAACTCACGATTCTTCCCTCTCTTGGCGAGCTTCAAAATCATAAGAGAGCGTGCTACGGTCTCACTGCTGTCCACGACGCAGAACTCTGGTTGCAGTCCAACTTTCACCGGGGCCTCTGGTCCGTCCAGCTTGGATCCTGTGGTCTTTTTCCCAAACGGGTTTGTGGCCCGCGTGAGGTTTTGAGACATCTCCTGCAACGGAGCCTGCTCCATCTTTTTCCATCCCGAAGGGGAGAGGAAGTAAGCTCCCTCGCGCTGCGGACAAACACCGACAGTTTGCAGCGGATTGCCGTTGGCTGGGGCTGTTGACGCTACCGGACTTGTCGCCTGCGGCACCAACTCCTCTTTCCGTTGAACTAAAGCATTGACAACTGCTTGGGAAACACCCTTACTCATCAGAAGCACGGTGTTTTCAAACGACGTGTCGATTTCGATCTTCTTGGCCATTGCAATGGCCTTGATGATGAGCTCGTCGGGAGCATTGCTCCTCTTGAGACCGAGAAGATTTTCCTCCGTTACGGTCTGAGCGGAGAGAGCCGCCCCTGTCAGAAGCATGGCGGAGAAGAGGGCGGCCAAGCGATGCAGCATATGATTCTCCTGATTGAAGCAGCCCGACTATACCACATGTGTCAAGGCAGCGGAACCACTAGGGCGGAGAAGAACGGGACCACTTCTGGCCACCAATGTTGCAGGAGGCCCGAGCGCCGCTCCCACCGCACCTTACGCTGGGCCGTCGCTGACCATCCAAAACAAGCAAACGCTGCCATCATAGCCGCTGTGTGACGGCTTCAGCGATCGCGGGACAGGGGGACGGAATACCTGCGCGCTGCCGAGTGGACTTTAGGGACAAGACCAGTGTCATTGACGCCGCGTGAGCAGGGCACGTTGCCGTGGCAAAGTAGTCCAACTCTGAGCAGGCAATCGCACAACGTGGGCTTAGTGCATTTGCTGAACATGGAGAGTTTCCAGAGTGAAAATGTGTGCGCGGATCCGCCGGGCAGCGCGGGTGCACGGAAGGAGCGTGCGCCAGGCGGCGCGGGAACTCGATCTCCTGGAGAGCATCCGCAGTATTCTGACGCAAGCAAGCCAGGCTCTCGGGTCCTCACGTCACCTCGGAGATCCCTTCCCTCGATAGCAGCGACCTGATCTTGGCCTTCACCGCAAGCATCGGCACAAACCTCGGTTTGGCGAACAACTCAAGCAGAAGCAAGCCATGCTCGAGTGTGTAGCCGATCCGATAGCCGTCCTGCTCAACGGTGCCGGCGTCGCCCGACAGTGGGTATCCGGCCTCGGAGAGCCTGGATCTGGCAGCCTCGACCTGCGCCGGAGTCACAGCAAACTTCATCTGATTAACCATGCACCATCTCCGGAGAGGGATGCTGAGTCACGACGGCAGTACCGTCGTGGTAGACCCATAGGACCAACTCGACAGTATCCCGAACGTCAACGTGGATGTAGCCGGCGGCGTGATCTACGCCGATGCCCTTGATCCGCGGCTCCGCCCGGACTACCTCATAGAGGGCGCGTATAGACATCGCAAGCGGCACGAGATCCGCCGCGAGACCCCGCGCGTGAAAGCCAGGCTTCGACTTGCGCGCTTCGGCGGGATGATTGGGGCAGCGGTAGGCCGAGTTCACTTTGAGTGGCCCTGCCTTTGCACGCAGCGATTCCAGGACATCGAGTAGTTCGCGCCGGACGCCTTCGCGGCCGCAGTGGCGGCAGCGGAGTTCCGCTGATTTGAAGTGTTCTGACTCCATCGCCTACATGCCCCCTTCCGCCTTGGCCACCGAGACCGGCAGCACGAAGGCATGCCGCTTCATCTCCTCGATCTCGGCCTGGATAGCCTGGATCCGGACCATTCTCTCCGCCACACCCACAAGGTCCGGATCCGGGAATTCGGCAAGCAGCGGCTGAATGATTTTGTCCGAGGTTTCCCGGAGCCACCAGTCGGCGGCACCGGTGATCTGGGTGCCGAGGACGGCGCTCTGGTTTGTCCGTTCGATCTTCCGGTAGATCTTGTCCATCATGTGCGGGGAGACCTCGAAGGTGATGGGATCGAGGCCTTCCTGCGCGAAGGTGATGAGTGTTTTTCCGGCCATGGTTTCTCCTATTCCGAATCGACGATCATGATGATTTTGGGGCCTCCGGGGACGGTGTATGTCACCGAGAGGTAGGTTTTGTTGCTCGCAGCCGAGGGGCCGTTGAAGGGCATCGAGTAAGTGAGCTGGTATCCGGGCCAGTTCAGCGTCGTGCCGTACAGCCGGAGTTGGATGCCGGTGTGGCCGGTCTTGCTGACGCTGGTGAGGCTGCCCAACGGGACGGACTTCCAGGAAGCGCCGGTACTCCAACTGCTGATGTAATACGTGCCGGTCGAGTTGGGGTAGCCGGTGGGCGCGCAGGACGAGGGCCAGGATGTGACGGCACAGTAATTGGCATAGAGCCGCAGGCCGCCGAAGCTCGCGGGCGGCGGGGCCGTTCCGTAGATGTTGATTGAGGCCGCGGTGACGGTCGCGTTGTCCGGGAGGGCTGAGGTGTCAAACCGGAACAGCGCCACGTCGGCCGCAACGCCGTTGAAAGGGACAAAGTCCGGCTGGCAGTAGCCGGCGTAGGTTTCGATCGAGATGTAGCCCGTTGATGTCACCGCAAGTCCGGGCGTATTCCATAAGGTTTCAGAGGAGGAGCAGTTGTAGGGGATCGCCTGGTAGATGCCTCGGACCGTGTTTGCATTGCCGGTCTGGACGCCGAAGCTGGTCTGTGCCAGCAGGCCAGCCGGCCAGAGGAGGAGGGCGAGAAGGGCGAGCCGCATCAGTAGCTCCTCGTGTACTTGATCGAGACCGAGAGGTTCTTCACGCCGCTCACCGAGGCCGTGGTGAAGCCCAACCCCTCGCCGTAGGTGAGCGTGCCGTAGGCGTTGATGGTGGTTGTGCTGGCTCCCGACGTGCTGCAGGTGAGCGCCGAGGCCACGGCGTTACCAGCGGAGTCCTTCATGGTGAGACTGACCGTGCCCGAGTCGGTCCAGCAGGCGACCTCAGTGACAGTGGCCTGATGGGCATGCGCGCGCCAGAGATTGTTGACCGTGGTGGCGTCGATGGCGGTTGAGGCCGAGCCGCCATAGACGAAGTTGATCTGGCCCGAGCGGTAGGTGTTCGGGTCATAGCAGCCTTCGGCGGCGCCGCTCGAGGAGACGCCCAAGGCTGCCTGGCCGGCGGAGCAGTTTGCTCCGTTGGCGGCCAGGGCAGTGGCAGTCGAGGCGTTGCCCGAGAGGGCGGCGGTGATCGTGCCAGCGGAGAAGTTGCCGGACCCGTCGCGCTGGACCACGGCGCTGGCCGTATTGGCGGAAGTGAACGTCGGCTTGCCGGAGACGCTGACCCACGCCACGCTGCCAGCTGATCCGCTGACGTTGCCGGTGACGTTCCCAGTGAGGCTGGCGGTGATCGTTCCGGCGGAGAAATTGCCGGACCCATCACGCTGGACCACGGCGCCTGCGGTATTCGAAGAAGTAAACGTGGGCTTGCCGGAGACGTTGGCCCAAGGCAGAGATCCGGTGACGACTGTCCCTAGGGTGGTGATGCTTGTGCTTCCGGCCCAGGCCGAAAGCGCGGTGTTTTCAACGTTGCCGAGTCCGACCTTGTTCTTGGTGAGAATCAGCCAAGAGGGGTCGGAGTAGGATCCGGTAGTGTAGACGCCGTTGGTGACCGTCGAAGCGTTGCCGGTAAGATTGCCGGAAAACGTCGGCGCGGTGATAGTGGAACCAACGGCGAGGGTCCCGCTGAGCGCCGCGTTGCCCTGGACCTTCAGGCGCTCGCCAGTGTCAGACGTGGTGCCCAGTAGGAAGTTGCCGCCGCTGGTGAGCCGCGCCTGCTCGGCGCCGGCCAGTGAGAAGACCAGGCCGCCAGAGCCAGTGCCAACCAAGCCATTCGTCCCGTCATGCGTAAGCAGCGAATACCGGGTCCAATCCGTCGTCGCCGGGCCATAGACGCGGAGCCGGGCCTGGCCCAGACGGGTGGTCGAAAACACCGACAGGATGTCCAGCGTGGTGTAACCAGGTGCATCTGCCGAGGGCAGGATGCTCGCCTGGCCCGAGCCCTGCGTGAAGAAGCGCATGACGCCGCCATTGGCCGAGGAGACGAGGCTTGAGCCCGTAAGCGTGCCCGTGGCCGTGAGGGCGCCCTTCACCGAGACGTCAGAGTTGATGGGCACCTGGGCGAGGAGCGGCGCAGCGAGGAAGATCGAAAGGAAATGTTTCATAGGACGACGACCCTGCCGGAAAACAGCGTGTTGAAGGTGATCGAGACGGTGTTCGCGTCGACGATTGCGACCTCGGCCTGCTCGGCCACGCCGGACGTGTTCCAGATCTGGACCACGACGTCACGCGTTCCGAGGTTGTGGGTGACAATGACTGATCCCACGGCGTTGGTCAGGTCCTGGGCGTGGCGGTTGGCGAGACCCAGGGCGGCATTCAGCGCGGCGAAGTTCGCATTGAGCACGGCAACCGTGTCATACCCCGTGTCGTCGAGCGAGATGACGGTGATGTTGGCCATGGGAGGCTATTCGGCGATAAGCGGGCCCAGCGCAAGGAGGTCTTCCGCCGACAGCGCATCGACGCCGGCGAGCGAGGCCAGAGGGATCGGATCGAGATGGACCTCGACCGGCATCTCCAGCAGCGGCTCCATGGCTTTCCGGAGATCCGCCATCCGGTCCGGCGTCACATGCACGCTGCCGTGCTCGTCTTCGGTGCCAAACTCGCGGTAGGCCCGCAGCCGGGCTTCGGACGCCGCTGCCATGTGTGGCGCGAGCAGTTTCACGAGCAAGCCGATCCGGAAGGCCGCGCGAGCCTCCATGCGAGCGCGTGCCAGGCGCTGGAGCGGTTCCTGGATGGAGATGAGTTGAGCAAAGGTGAGTGTCATAAAGCGAATCCTCGATGTCAGGGCGCGAGCCGCGCCCGTGTCAGGCTCTGCCGGGTGGGCGGCAGATGGACGGTCCTGAGGCGGCCAGCCGCGGCGGATGCTTCCGCAGCCAGGGCGGAGGCGACAGAACAGGCCAAGGCTGCCGCTGGCCCCTGGACTTGAGCATGCAGGTCGATCGGTACATCCACCTGGCCGAGCAGGGAAGCGCCCGGCGTGCCGACGGCGGCCGCGACCGGAATCACGCCTTCACAGGAGCCACGCAGAAGGTCAGCCGGATCCGCGGCGGCAGCGAGATTCGCCTCGCCGATCGCGGACGCCTGCCATGCCTTGCTCGCCGTGGCTGCAGCATCCAGCGCCGGCACGGCCGCAAAGACAGCCGATCCGGTAGCGCGCGCGCCCGTCACCGCGCTTTCAGGCGCCGGGATGGCCGATGCCGCCCACGCCGGATCCGGATCCCTCCACGTCCATGTCGCCGTGGCCCAAGTCCAGTTCGCCTGTGCCCAGCTCCAATTGACCAATGAAGCTGGTCGGATCATCAGCTGACCAGGTGGGCGATATTGTCGGCCGAGAAGTAGAGGCCGTCGCCGGCCAGCACCGTGCGCGATGCCGTCAATGCCGCGCCCTGGCAAAACTGATCGTTCTTCCAGAAGCCCGCATGGGTGATGGTGCCTGCGGGCAGGTTCGTGAAGGTGGCCGTGGCGATATTCTTGATCTGGCCCGCCAAGGCGCTGCCATAGGAAACCTGCTGGCGGGCGTAGGAGCCGCCAGCCACCTCGTTGGCGCCGGTCGTGCCGGGATCGGCGGTGTGGAGGCTCATCATCACAGCGCCGACGCCAAAGAAGGCGTCGAGCACGGCGTTCTTCATGTAGGTGGAGACAGCCATTCTATGTTCCTCTCAGCTGTTGCGCCACGCGGCGGCGGTCGCGCACAAGCCTCATCTGGGCATTCGCCGCGATGCCGCCGAGCATCTGCGTGATCGCGCCGTCGAAGGCGTCGATGATCGCCTGCTCGGCTCCGGCGCCCGCGTCTCCGACCAGCTGCCCGATGAGAGCCAGGTCGTCGGGCGTGAATTCGGTGAGGGTCAGTTTCTTACTGCCGAAGGAGCCTTCGGCGTTAAGGGTGATGGTGATTCGCGTGAGTTCCATTTAGGTGACCGTGACGCTGGAGACCCAGACGTCGGAGACGACTTCGTACCAGTTCGAGTTCAGATCCTGGATCCAGGTCTTGTTCATTCCCAGGCCGACCTGGACGCTGTGCGTATGGCTTGCCGGGGCGTAGCTGTGGCTGTGCACGTCGGGAGGGAAGACCGACGGCTTGCCCGTCACCTCGGCCCAGGCCACAGGGCTTGCCGCCGCGCCGATCGCGCTGCGGAACGACGATGGGCTGTCGATGTAGATCCCGCCGCCCGTAATGTGGAGGCCCGCGCCGCGCAGCGTGCCGTTGGAGGCGACCACGTTGCCGGTGTCGGAGTAGATCGACCCGACAGCCGTCATTGAGCCCGAGGTCCATATGTTCGAGAAGGGCACTGATTGGCTGATGACCACCACGTTGGCGTTCACGGCACCAATCTGATTAGCGATGATCGTGCCGGTGATCGAAGTGGCGTTGATCGAGCCTATCTGGTTGGCCGAAATCGTACCGGTGATCTTCGAAGCGGCGATCGAGGCGATCTGATCGGAAGAGATCGAACCAGTGATCTTTGTAGCCGCGACGGATTCAATTTGCGTACTCGTGATCGAGCCGCTGATCTTCGAAGCCGCAATGGAATCAATCTGGTTGCTAGATATCGACCCGCTGATCTTGGTCGCCGCAATCGAGGCGATTTGATCCGAAGAAATCGATCCCGTGATCTGCGTGGCAGCGATCGATTGGATCTGAGCGGCAGTGATCAGACCCACAAAAGTGGACGCGTTCACCGAAACGATGTCGGCTGCGGCGATCTTGCCGGTGAGCGATTCCGACGCCGTCTTCGCGGTCCAGGCGCCGGCCACGTTTTCCCATAGGGTTTTATCCGAGGTCCGCAGGACGAGCGTCCCAATGGGGTAGTTGGCATTGGGCAGCGTCGGCAGCGAGGCCACATAGACCGGCAGTGCGAGGTTCGCGCCCAGCAGCCGGGCGGTGTTGAGGATGCTGTCGGCCAGCTGATTCGTGACGATGACGCCGGTGATCTGCGATGCCGCAAGCGAGGCGATCTGGTTAGCCTGGATCGAGCCGGAGATCTGCGTAGCAGCCACGCTCGAGATTTGCGACGCCTGCAGTGTCCCGGTGATCTTCGAAGCGGCAACGGACTCAATCTGGCTCGACTGGATCGTTCCGGCAATCTTCGATGCCGCGATCGAGCCGATCTGGTCGCTCGAAATCGTGCCCGAGATCTTCGATGCCAGGATCGACGCGATCTGGCTTGATTGAATCAGGCCGATGAGCTTGGTTACCGCGAGCGTTTCAATGTGGTCCGACAGAATGGCATTGAGGCCCACCGTGGCGCGGCCGAAAAAGTCTACAGTCAGAGGTCTGTCGACCGCACCGGGATCCAGACGCCCGGCTTTGACGCCGCTCACCGATGCAGTGATGGTCACGAAGCAGGTTGGCGGATCCACCTCGTTACGCTCACCGAGATCGTTGACGGCGACCGCTTTGAAGATCCAATGTTCCTCGGCCGGAATCGCCCACGAGCCGTCCTGTCGTCCTGGCGCCTGCAAGCTGCACACGGGATGGACGCCCCAGTCGCCAATGGGGGTACCGTTCTGGTCCGCGGGCCGGCGGAAGAAATCGACGCAGAAGAAATCCGGGTCCGCCGGCACATCGAATTGGAAAATGAACCACCCCTGCGGTACATCCTGCGCCTCGTCTCGGCCGACCGTAACGGAGAAGTTCGAGACCTGGTCCGACGGCCCGCGCGGCTGGATGGTGACGCTCGCGGTCGCCAAGGGATCCGAAACATAATCCGCCGGCGTGAGCCAGACGCCGCCATCGCGGTCCGAAACTACCAGGGCGTACCAAATGGTGACGGGTTCATCCTCCGGCACCGGGACCCACATCGTGCCGGGGCTTGCAATGAAGTTGGCGTCGGTCGCGGTCCAAAGCGACGGCGAGGGTGGCAGTGTTTCGCCCCGGTACTCCCAGATCCCGTAGACATAGCGGCTGCCTGAGAGCGGCGAGAACGAGACGTTCAGCCTGGCGTAGACGACGCCGTTGCCGTCGGAGTGATAGCCGTCCAGGGTGACGCTGAAGTTGTGCGCGTGGCCTGCGTCGCCACGGGCGTCATCCTTTGGCAAAGTGATCGTGACCGGACCGTAGACGGCGGACCACAGCGGATTGTCTCCGCCGGTCTCATAGGCCACGGCGCGCAAATGCGCGGCGACGTTGGTCCCGGCGATGATCGGATGCCAATCCGAAAAAACGGTGAGCGACGGATCGCCCTTCATGTGGAAGGCCACCTGGCGCAGGTTGAGCCAGCCCTCGGGCGCCGCGGGGAGAGGATCCTCCGGATCACGGTAGAAGACCTTGGCGGCTTCGTAGTTTGGGTGGTTGGCAAAAGTCCCGGCGAGGGTGACCGCCAGTCGGTACTTCCAGCCTTCGCCGGGGACGTTCTTCGTCTCAACCACGACGCCCGCGACCACGGGTGCCGAAAACGCCAGAGCCTCTTCGGTGACCGTGACCACCGCGCCCCAGCCCGAAGGAACGCCGAACGGATCGCCCTCGCTCCAACCGATGCGCTGCGGCATGCGCCGGGTTTCGGTATCAAACGACGGCAACTGGATGACGACTTTTGCCGGCAGCGTCTCTGGCTTCTCGATCACCAGCGCCGCATGGCCGATGGCGTCGGTGGCCGTCGGATCCTGGTTGCCCTCGTAAATGAAGTCTCCGTGCGACTTCATCAGCGACCCGTCGAGCGCCGTGTGGCCGGCGACGCCCTTGAACGAGCCGATGTTCGGCGAGAGGCCGCCGACGTTTGGGGGCTTGTAGGCCGCCTCGATCGTTACGCCGCCGTTTGGCGCCGGCCCAACAAGCGTCTCAAGGACGGTGACGTCCCCCAGAGGGTCAGCCAGCTCAAGCAGGAGGTTCGTGAAATCGAGGGTGAGCGAGAACGCCGCCGTGTGGCCCTGGGGCGCCATCGGATCAACGCTGGTCAGTCGCGTGAACCGGTTCGCGTAGCCGTAGGCTCGCGACAGGAAATAGATGACGACCCTCAGTTGGCCGTCGGGCAGGTTCTGGAGGTATTCGACGGGCGGCAGCGGCAGAGTGACGGAGCCCGCGAGCGTCCCGCCACTTTCGGCAAACCACCAGCCCTTGTAGCTGAGCTGCCCAGGCAGCGTCGGGTGCGCGGGATCCGGGTCCGCGGCCTTGGGCAACTCGGCGAAAACCTCGCAACCGGCGAAGTTCTCATCCGTGGGGCAAGCCGCGGCGACATCAATGACAACGCCCTCGTCGACGCTGATCGCCGCCGTGGCGCTGATTTCGGAGACCTCCCCGATGGCGGGCTCGTTCAGCGAGACGCTGCGTTCGGCGACGAGTGTATCGAGGTAGACGGCGCCGGAGAGAAGTTCTCCAAACCACGGGAAGATGCCCATGTACTTGGCCCCGGCAGGCGCCGTGGCCGAAAGCAGAAAATCATCCCAGTCGGTCTTCGCCGGATCGAGATCTGTGGCGCCGGCGTCGATGTAGCCGCCGGTCGCGTCATAGAAAGCGATCCTCGCCTGTGCTGCGTCTACCGTCGATCCGGCGTCGAAGCGGTACCGGCCACGAAACAGGAATGCCTCGCCTTCGTCGCACGGCAGTACGTCGCTCTCGCCGTCGGCAAAGCCCGTGGGCTGATGGATCTCGGTCGCGCCCGTCGCCGCGATCCGGATGCAGCTCATGCCGGTATCTGGATCGGTTTGGATGATCGTGATTGCCGGCGTTGGGATCGAACCGTGCCAGTTCGTGAGGCCACGTTCGAAGCCCATATTGCGTAGCAAGTTCTGGCCCACGGTGCCGCCGACATCGACCGGATAGGTTTGCCGCTCAGGCAGCGGATCCGGCGTGACATCAATCGGCTTGTCACCTACCGTCAGGTCATACATCGAATCGCAGGTCGTCTCGCCAGCGACATCGATCGACCAGTCGGGGTTCAACCGCCAACTCGTCACCCGAAACTCGCCCGTCCCGCCCGGCATGTCCGCGGCCGTCATCGAGCAGACCATCCCCGGCTCGACATTCAGCGCCAGGATCGTCGTCCGGAACTCCACCCGGCGCGCGACACGCTGTTCGGCCTGGGTGAGGCCGCCCAACTCCTCCCTCAGCTTCACGGTGGTGATGCGCGCGGCCTGGCTCTTGCTCGTGACACCGAGCAGGTTGACGTTGGCTTTGAGCGGTGTCCCGGTGGATGCGGCGTGGTCGGAGTCCTTCAGATTGACGGTGTTCTGCTGGTAGCCGTAATCGACGTCCGAAAACGCGACGGTCAGATCATTAAATCTTGGTGAGCGGCTCGAAAGCTGGAGGCTGTTAAAAAGGATGTTGCCAGCGGTGAAGGCTTCGACGGTGGAGGAGTTCGACCGGATGCCGACTTTGAGCTTGCCGAAAGCGAGCGTCGCATAGCCCAGGCAGGACGAGAGGATTTCCTGGATCCAGTCGCGCAGCGGCTTTTCTTCGCCAATGATCCCCTGGAAGGTGAATTGGCGTTCAGTGCCCGTCCCGATGACCGGATCGACGTAGGCGTCACAAATCGCCGCCGCCGCGATGGCCGCGCCCACATCGAAGCGGGCCTGTTGCTCGGCGGCGGCGGCCCACAGCAGGCCAAGCCCGTTCAGGTACGTGTTGACGGCGATCCAGATGGGATTTGTCAGGCTCGCTTGCCACGCCCGGGTGTAGGGTCCAGTGCCGGACCAGGTCCAGCCGCCCAGACCGGCGGTGACATAGGTCGTCATCCGGCGCTCTTCGGCCCGCACCGCTTGGATGCTCTTTTCGTCGGTCCGGCGAATCTGCAGAAACGCCACGCCGTCGAGGGGGTTCGCCGGAAGCGGCGCGCCGACAGCATCGAGGGCAAACGAGTCACTTCCCTGATCCGGTTGCAGGTTGGCGGCGGTTTCATCGCCGGTCGCAGGGGTCCCGCCATAGGCGCGCCTGAGGCCCAGGCTTCCGGGCCCGTGGTGCGGCTGACCGTCGAGGGTGTGGCCCGCGCCGTAGCCGCCCAAGGGCCCTCGGCCGACGACGCCCAGCGCGGCATAGAACTCGCTCTCGTCGCGGCCCGCAATGACGTCGCATTCGACCGGCAGTGCGGTGGCGGAGTTGACCCAGATGTCCTTCACCGGGCGTCCGTAGGCGGTGTCATTGGCAACCGAAACACTCGTAATCCGGCTGATCCCCTTCTTGCCGCCGACATTGACGGGCTGGTTCGGGATGGCGAATGCGCGGCGCGGGTCCTCGTCCTGGCGAACGATCTTGCGCGCCGGGTATCCCAGGCGCAGCGCATAAAGCCCGTCATGCGCCTCGATGCGAAACTCCGGCCCGCCGTCGAACGACCAGGATCCAATGAACCCCTTCCAGATGTCGAGCTTCACGCCCGTGCCAACATGGAAGGCCGAAAACTCGATCTCGGCCTTGTACAGGTCGACCTGGTTGACCAGCGAAGTGCACACGCGGTCGCCGTTGCCGAAAACAAAGCTCGCCTGATCGGCTTCCTCGCCCATCGTCTGGCTGATCCCGCCCCAGCTCATCAGGCGCGGCTGATGGAGGTTCCCGCCGACCGTGACGCGGCGATCGGAGAGATAGAGGGTATGTTCGGCGACCGCAATACGGATGAGCGGAATCATCTCCTGGGTCTGAGACAGCAGCGCGGCTTTAAGCGACGAACCGGGGAAGCGCGTCTCGGTGGAGGTGATGACGCAGGTGGGCGTCGAAGTGGGGACCTCGACGAGGTCGACAGCCCCTCGCCAGGAACCGTCCGCCGACGCATCGAGAGAGAGCGTTGGCTCGGCGAACCGCGCCGTGTAGGAAGCGATGGTCCCATCCGGCTCGGCAATCTGGAGCGTGAACGGTTGGAAACTGCCTCGCCGCGCCTCGAAGAAATCGGCCACAGCCGCGCGCCGCGCCGGCGTCAGACGCGCAAGTTGCACCTGGAACCGGTGCGCACCGGGCCCATCGAAGAAGCGCTGCTCAACCTTCGCGTCGAGCGTGCCGAAGCGGTGGACTGCGACGCGGGGCTCCCGCACTTCGACGCTCGAGTAGTCGAGCGTAACGGGAAACACTCCGGCCGTCCCCGGCTCGGGGATCGTAACTGGACCGATCATTTCGGGCATCGGCTAATCGATTTCAATGAGGCGGAGGCTGGCCTCTTGGCGGCCCAGGCGGTAGGTGCGACTCAGTGCGCCGTCGAAACGGACCAGATACCGGCCCTCGGTGTAGAATCCGGTCGGATCGTAGTCGGCGACGTTTGGATACCAGAGGAACGGCTTCTGTGCGCCGTTGCAGGTGTCGAAAAACTGACTCAATGACAGCCACTGCGCGAAGGGGAGGAGCTTTCCGATCTCCCAAGCCTTCCGGCTTGTCTCCGCCTGGACTTCGGCCTGATAACGGCTATCGGAGTAGCCGCCGGACTCACGCACCGGCCACGCCCGAGCTTCGCGAAACACCGAGCAGAGGCTGCTCGGCATCACCGCAGTGGCCACGGCTGCCGCCACGTTGCCGGGCATCAGATCTTCACCGCCAATGGATCGTTGATCGCAGTGGCTGCCGTCGTCCGGCCGAGGCTTTTCGACATGCCGGAGTTGAACGAAGACGTCACCGCGCCTTCGTTGTTGCGGACAAACTTGACGGTCTTGCCCTCGAGGAAGCGCTCGGTGGATTCACCATCGGCCTGGATCGTCACGTACACCACCTGCTGCTGCGGCTGTTGCTGAGGCGTTTTCAGGCTCCCGAGGCTCGGCAGGCTGGACGAGTAGCCGTACTGCTGGCCGTTCATCGCAAAGCCCGACTGGTAAAGCGAGCCGCCCTGCTGTGTCATCCACACCCCACGCGGCTTGTTGTCGGCGAGCCCGGCGTTTTGTCCCGTCGCCATGGCGTATTCAAACACCATGTCGCGCACCTGCGCCGACCGGACGGCGGCCTCGAGATTGCCGCCGAAGCTCGACTTCGCCATCTCGACCACCGACCGGGCGAAGCCCTTGTCGACCGTCACCTTATAGATGTCGCGAATCTTGTCGATCGCCTTCTGATCCGAACCCTTCATGAACAGCCGTACGATACCGGCGGCCGCACCTGCGGCGGCGCCGATGGCCGCGCCCAGCGGGCCTCCGTATTTAAAGCCGATCAGCGCGCCACCGGCTGTAGTTTCAGCTAACCCTGTCCAGCCTCCACGCCGCAGGCCATCCATCGCGAGCATCCCGCCGCCGAGCAACGCTGCATTCGAGCGGCCCAGCGCCGAGAGTTTCTGGGTCATGCTGGCCGCCTGCCAGGTCGTCGCGGCGCCGGGCGCGTACTGAACACCCCCGCCGAATCCAAGGAACTCCTTCAGACCTGCCAGGCTGCCCATCCCACGCGAGGCCATCGCTCCTGCAGACGCCTGTGCCGCCGGATTCAGCATGGAAACGCTGGCCGGCAGGAACGGCGGAGTCCCCGCCGCACCGGCGCCCCCGCCGAAGACAGGCGCCGCGCCGATGCCGAGCAAGCCGCCCAGGCCGCCCAGCATCCCCGCGCCGCCGGAGGTTGCCGGACGCAAGGAGACGGACGTGCCCGTAAACATCTGCATCAGCATCGCCGCCACACGCGAGGTGACGACATCCTTGATGGCGGTGAGCAGGGCCGTTTTGAGTGAATTTCCAATCGCCGACCAAACCGACTGCGATTTCGTCAGTAGGGCATCAAAGACACCCTCGGCCTGGCGCTTGAACGAATCAAAGACCTGACGGTTCTGGTCGCGCACCATCTCGGCGGTTCGGCTGGCGGCGTTCTGGCGCGCGGCGTCGATCGCCGCCGAGGTTTCTTCCTGGTTCGCCCGCTTGATCTCGTCCCGCTGGGTGCTCAACTCCGCGATCCGTGCACGGATCTCGTCGGCCCGGTAGCCGAGCCTCGCCATCGCGGCTTCCTCCTCGATCATCATCGTGGAGGTTTCAAGCTCAAACATCCGCATCCGGATCCCGTGGACCCGCTCGATATGATCGATCTCAATTTGAGCCCGCTGCGCCTCGACCGCCGCCTTTTGCTCGATGGTCTGAGCGTCGACAGTCTCAAGCGCACGAAGCCGGGCGTCGCGCGCGAGCGTCGAGCGCTGTTCTTCAATCCCCATCGCGCGGTCCAGGTGATCGAGGTTCCGGCGCGCGATGTCTTCGTTGTATTCAAGCCGCTTCTGGTGAAGCGAGGCCTCGATTGCCAGCCGCCGCTGGGCGGCCTCCTGCTCGGCTTGAACGTGCTCGGCCAGTTGCGCGCGGGTGTCGCGCTGGAACTTTTCCCGGAACGCCGCCCAGCGCAGCGAAAGCTCTGCGATCACGTTCTGCCAGGCGCGTTTGGTGAGCCCCGTCTGGTGGTCGACGCCTTTGTCGTCGGTGAACGTCGCCCATTTCTTCGCCTGATCGCCCACCTGGGCCATTTCGCGGGCGAAGCCGGTCAGATTCCCACGCCGGGCATCGGTGACAGCTTGCGCGGATTCACGCTCAGCCTGGATCTGATGTTTGGCGATATCCTTCGCCAGCGCTTCGGCCTCTGCCTTGCGTTTCCTGGCTTCTTCGGCATCGATACCGACCCGGTTTAGGTCGCTCATCCGCTTCCGGAACTCGTCGTTGTCGAAGGCGTCGAAGAACTCCTTCGCCCCCTGCTTGCCGCCGAACATCGCTGCACGCACCTGTTCGAGCGAGAAGCCCATCTTCTTGAGATCCTCGATGGACTTGCCGGCGTTGATGGCCTCGTTGATGCGCTTCAGGTCGTCCGCGGCTCGCTGCATGGCAACGAACTCCTCGTTGGCCTCGAGGGTGCGCTGGTTCATCTCGTAGATCGCGGTGCCGGCCACAGTCGCGCCGATCGCGATCGCCGTGAACGGATTCCGGGTCATGGCCAGGGTGAGCGCATCCACGGCACGCTTCGCCCCTGCAATCCAGCCGATAAACTGCGCCACGGCCGCACCAATCGCCGCCGCCGCAATGGCCTTCGCAAACAGCCCGAGGGCGTCGGAATTGCGGTTGACCCATTTGGCGAGATCCGTAAGGCCCTCGATCATCCGCCGCATCTCGGGCAGGAACTCCGCGCCGATCGCCGCCTTCGCCTCTTCGACATACCGGCTCAACGAGCCCATCTGCTTACCAACGGTGCCGAGAGAAGCCTCATACGCTCCGGCGATCTTGGGCCCCTCGGCCAGCACAACGTTGAGTGCGGTATTTCGGCGCTCGATTTCGGTCAGATCCCGGCCGAGCCGCCGGCGTGCCTCGGTGAACGCCCGCTCGAACTGGATGTTGATGCCGTAGGTGCGCAGCACTTCGATCTGCTGCGTGGTGATGCCGCTCATGATGCCCTGCAGGGCGGCAGAGGAATCCTGGCCGGCGACGACGGCTGCATCCTGGGCCAGCCGCGCGAGATCTGTCGCCTTCGACAGATCCAGCTGCGCTGCGATCATCTTGTTGACGATGTCGCGCGAGGCCTGCGTGGTGATGCCCAGATCCTTGATCCGGTTGACCAGCCGCTCGATCGAGCCTTCGTTGTAGCCATTGGCGCGGGCGAGTTGCGCGTTGACGACAGCCAGCGTTTCGTTGCGTGCCGCCAGGCGGCTGGTCTCCTCGATCTGGGACTTCACCCAGCCCACAACCCTCTCGAACGCCGAGGCCAGGACACCTGCCGCCGCGGCACCCTTGGCCACCGACACGGTCAGCCCATCGATGCCGGAAGAGGCTTCGCGCGCAGCTTTCACTGCCGTGGCTTCCATCGACGACAGCCCGGCGTTGACGCTCTTGATCGAGGCGTTGGCGCGGTTGACGTCGACTTCGACGACGAGTTCGAGTTTGTTGTCGGCGGGCATAGCGGTAGGGTTGCGGACTTCTGAGCACGCCCGCTCGATACGAAAGGAATCAGTGGTATCCGTCTTTGCTCAGAAGGGCGAATTCTCAATAGTCGGCATGGTTGCCCGGACAAACAGCACGGGCTGCGCGATCGACCTCAATACTAGGCCTCCTGGGCAACATCACCGCCCTAGGAGCATCCAGCGTCATCAATAGACATGCACGACTGCGCTACTTCCGGATTGCTCGTAATTCCAGATGGGGCGCCGAACAGAAGCCGACTGATCGGTCCCTATTTCCAGAACGCCATCTCGGCGAACTTGGAAAATGTGGCCGCGATGTCATCCATGAGGTTCACAAACAGTCGAGTGTGTCTAGCGAGTACAAATCTGTCGCCCAAACATTACATTTGCGATATCTGCAAATGCGGCAGGTTCCCCAAAAGGGCGACGGAGTCGTAGACTGAGAAGTGACAAATGCCACGTCTTCTCAAGAGCGAGACCGCACGGCGGCTGCGCGCTGGGCAACGAGCGCTGTCCACGGCATTCTCACTCCTCGCAACACCGAAGAGCGTCTCCCACGAAGCGGACAAGTCGGATGGCGCTATTGAGCTTGGCTTGGTCGGCATTGCTGCTGAGCTTGCGATCTCCGCGTGCCTATATGAAAACCTTGGGCCAGGCGCGATCATCCGTAAAGATACCGGGTTTTACATCACTGCGGGTGAGGCGCTCGCGAAGTTTCGTGCGACTCTTGCTTCAGGGATACCGCGTCTCTCTCTGCTTACGCAGGGAATCGGCGCTGCTGCTGACCATTTGAAATCCCTTGATAGTGCGTGTGCCGGGTTCAAGGTGCTGTTCACTTCGCGGGCAGCAGCGGTGCACGCCGGCCAAGGTGCGTCATCCGACGTCGTGTTCTGCGTGGGTAAAGATGTCGCCCACTACTTCGAGCTTCTCGCGGCGAGCCCCAAATGGAAACCCTATCTGAAAGATGCACCTGCGGTCCCTGCCTTGCCGAAAGAGCGTACGATTATCGCGCAGGAACTCGCGGCGGCTGTGAAGGGAAAGGACAAAGGCACATTTGGTGCTGCGCTCGCGAACATTTTTCTCGTCCTACCTGACCTTTCCGAAGACGCTCCGGAATGGCTGTCCGCCTTGGAGCGCGTACACGTTAACCCGAAGCCTAACGATATTTCGATCCTCCTCAAGTCGCTGGAGAGTGCGAAGGTAGGAGATCTCATAAAGGTCGGTAAGGGGGCTTCGGGTATTGCGACTAAGATCGACCCGGACAACCCAAACGCCTTCCCCATCTACATCGCCGGCATGAAGAAGAAGTTCGAGAACGCCTCTGATTCATGGAACGCTTACGTTGGGACTGCGAACGCTGAGATCGAGCATGGCGTCCTATCTCTACCGCCCATCGCAGCGGTGTACGGCTTTTCGGCCATTGGCGTGGATGGCATCGGCTTGCCTGCCGAGGAGACCAGTGATGGTTTGCCGGCGCATGTGCTGTGGCCTTTCATCGCGTCGGCGTTGAATTACAGTGGCACGAAGGGGCCGTGCTTTTTCCTCGCGCGATCTCTCCGTGCGGATGCGACAGGTCAACTGACTGCCTTGTTGAAGAAGGCGGCCACAAAGAGCAACACATTGCTGAAGTCCCTCAAAGACTTTCTCCCGCTCCTCGATGCTACGGTCGCGAAGCAACCGGCGCCAAACAACTCTACGGTCGCTGCCGCGCTAGCCAGGCGTGGGACGGCGCGTGATGAGAACCGCGAGAACCTCAAAGACGTCCTCATCGAGCGCCGAGAATGCACGGCTGACGACCTAAGGTTAAAGTACGACCAGCTTATCGCGGACTTCACGCAATCAGACTCCGTTGGTGCGTGCATCACCGCAATCGTAGAAGGAAAGATTGATCTGAAGAATGAAATATTCTCCGTGCTCCGGAAATTGATTGCAGCTGCCTCGGACCGCGAAGACATCGCAACGCTCGCACGGATCATTGGGGACAATGAGCTGAAGATGGTGGCGACCGAAGCGAGGAAGGCGATAGCTGAAATCGACTACGTGTTGTACGGTCCGCAAACAGTGAAGAAGGCGAGTTAGGCCAAGCACCCAGGAAAGTCCGGTTCTGAGGCATCACGCCGGATCCACACCGCCAAAGTTCACTTGCGTCTGCCGACTACTCCACTGACCGTATGGTCGGCAAACCGGACGATGGGTCGCCTGGTAGGGGCTGATGACGCGACTGGACCAGAAATCACATAGAGCGGGATTCGGGCTCGCGTTCGTATCGCCCCTCTACTTCTTCCAGCATCAGCATGGCCTGAAACTCGTCGGCTCGGATCGCGCCCAAGTCTAAGCGAACGCCGAGCCTTAACGCCGTCCGGAGGTCCAATGCGCGCCTCAACAGCATTCCAACCTCGGACGACTGCGCGGCGTCGAGCCGGTCCAGCAGGCAGTGATCACACCGCCCGCCGTCATCCGGCGCGTCGTGGCAGAGCCCCGGATCGCACAACTCATCCCGGCGCAGGGACCAGTGAATCAGGAATCGCAGGGAGGGCTTTTCGGGCCACTCCCCGCTGGTCAGTTTGGGTCCACGGTCTCCTGAAAGGTGGCATCCAGGGCATCGATGGCCGCCTTCACTGCCACGGCCTGGTGGATGATCGGCACCTCGCCGGCGTATCCCTCGGCACCCTGTACCAACCGCTTGTACAGTGCGCCCGCCGGCGCGAGGTTGATGATCAACTCCTGCCGGTTGTACGGCAAGTCGAGCACCCGGGCGAAGCCGCGGCGGTACTCGAACACATCTTTCGCCGAAGGCATGTGCAGGGAATGGGTCACCGTCCCGCCGAGGACGCGCAGCGTCACCTCGAAACCGTCGCCGACCTGGACGACATCATCGACGTCGGCTTGGCCCAGTTGCTCGATGACGCGGCTGGCCTCGAAGGGGTCCACCTCGGGGGCATCCGGCTCCGGCACGCGGATCTTGACGAGCAAGGCGGCGTCGGCATCCTCGGAGTTGGGGATAGTGGTCTCAGAGATCCCGCGCCCCAACTGTTTCACGATCACCTTGCGGCGGCGCTGGCGCTCGATCCACTCCTCGTCAGTCGGGAAGCGCACGCGGACGGTCTTCACGCCTGCGGGCGTCCGGAGATTCAGCGCGACGGGGCGCGCAGCATCAAATACGCTCTGAGTCTGTTCCATGAAGAAGTTCTCCTCTGATGACTTCAGGTAAATATTCCTGAAGTTGTTCTACTGGCCAATGCTGTCCACGCCGCACTTGGCGACGGCGGAGACGATTCCATTGGTTGCGTCATACATGGGCAGGCACTCGACCGCCACGGTGACGATACCGTCGGTCTCGCCGACCTCGGCGGTGGCAAACGAAACCTTGTGCCAGGTGAGTTCGAGCGAATTGCTCGCGTCGTAGGCGAGCGAGATGACCGCCGTGCCGGTGGTCTGGCTCTTGAGCTTGGTCAGTTCGGTTGAGCCGTTCTCAAATCGGGCAACAAACTTCAGCGTTCCCTGGCGTTTGCCGAATTCCATCCGCCCGCGGATGGCGCCGCTCGTGGCATCACCGGCGGTCTGAAAGCCTGAGCCCGGATAGAAGCCAGCGTCCAGCAGGACGTTGTTCTTCCACGAGGTCTCGAGCGAGACGATGTTCTTGCTCGAAACGTAGTTGACGCCGTTGATGGATAGCGCCATCGACGCCGAAGGCAGCAATTTCTCCAAGGTCGCGGCCGGTACCGCAATGGCAGACGGCTCGGTCATCTTTCCGGAGCCGACGAATTCGACGTTGATCTTCGAGTTCGCGCGGCCCGGCCCGCTGCCGACCGAGATGGTCCAGCCCTCAATCGCACAACCGACGGCCATCCGGTCGAGCACGACGCCCGCGCCGGGGCGAATCTGTTCGACGAAGCTGAAATACGGCAACTCGGCCGCATCGCCGTTGGCCGGAAACAGCGGCGTGCAGGTGTAGGTGAGGTCCGGCGCGGTGCCCGACTTGACGACCTTGCCAAGCGAGAACGCCATCGCCCAGGCAGCGATCTCGGCGCTCAGATACTTCTCAAGGGTGCTGCCCGCGTCCCAGGAGGTTTGGAAGGACTGCGAGGCAAACTCGTGGCCTTTGCCGTACTCGTCGGCGTCGTTTTCGGTGTTGAGCTTCGGGTTGGCAAGCTGAGCGTTGAGCTTGCGCAGCCGCCACATCTGGCCGGCCGTGTTGGCCGTCGCGATGTCGGTCTGCTTCTGCTTGCCGAAGCAGATGAGCACTTCCTGGAGCCTAGCTGTCGACATCGGGTTTCACCTCCTGCTTGTCTTTCTTTGGGGGCGGCGGGCACTGGCTCCAGCCGGCGACCAGCTTGGGTACGAGCACCGCCGGCGTCGCCTCTACCTCTTCCGGCTCGCCCTGCCCATGCGGGGGACAAAGCCACACTCTCGCGGGCTTAATCATCTCCGGCCTCCACAAACGACATCTGCACTTCAAAGTAATCGAGGCCCTCGGCATCGGTCGCCCGCTGGATCGACGGCACATCCATCGGGTAGCAGGACGGATGGATTGTCAGATTCAGCATTGGCATTCCCGCCGACTCCGGGACGCCCTTGGTGATCAGCCGGAATAGCCTGTAATAGGCGGTCGGCGGGTCTCCGTCAAAGGTCTCGCGCGAGCGTAGGTACAGCGTGACCTGGTGCTTCCAGACGTCGTTGCCGCCGAAACTGCCCGGCACAGTCCCCTGCCAGGCGGCCATGATCGACGGCGCCGGCATCTGGTGAATGGCCAGGGCGAGGCTTGACCGTTTCGGATACTGGTCGTGATAGGCGTAGATCCGGCTCGCGTCGTCTCCCATCTCTGCGACCAATTCCGGGATGTCGCGCAGCAGCGCAACCAAGTTGTTTACGAGTTCGGACGTATCGATCATCTCTGTCTCCCGCCGAGGCTTCGCTGGAGTGCCAGCCGCTTCTTCATCTCTTCGAAGATCCGCCGCGCCGCCTCAGTCACAGCAGCCTTGTTCTTGGGCGAAAAGACGAGCCACGGCTGGATCTTCTGGTTCGCCCAGGCCTTCAGCCGGTCCTTGCGGGTGGAAAGCCCCGCTTTGGCCCGGTTCTCACTCACCGTCCGAACCGCCAGGTTCTGGAGCATGTTGCCGGTGAACGACAGATTGCGCCGGTTGCCGAGGCCAAGCCTCGACTTCCGGATGGCGAACTTCTTTGTCAGAGGCTTCGCCGGCGTGTCCTCGGGCCCGAGCGCGGCGCGGAGGCGGTTCTTCACCACACCGGCGCCGACGTTGCCGAGCATAAACATTTGGCGCTGGGTGAAGTTGAGCCGATCCAGCCGCAGTTGTTTTTTTTGCCAAACGCGGACTGATGCCACAGTGCCTTACTCCCTTCGGAGGGCCAGTTTCACCCCGCCGCCCGCATCTGCCTCCACCTCAAACACCTTGTAGGCGGCGCCGTCGATCTCGGCCGCATCGCCAACATCGGCCGCTGAGGGCAAGTCGGATGCCCGCAGGAAAAGCACCACATAGACGCCGGGCGCGCGACCCTCGAGTTGCGCGCCAGTCTGGACGATGCCCGTGACGAGGACGGGGGCGCCGGCCGCAGGCCGGTAGGTAATCTGCCGGCCAAACGTGGCGAGGCACGCGCGGTTCAGCGCCCCCATGGCGTCGCCCCAGGACACCGGTTACGCCTTCGTCGCTTTGACCAAGATCTCGGGCCGGTGGCAGATCGGCAGCGGGTTCGACTGGCTGTGCAGATCCGTTCCGCGGCCAAACTTGCGCGGCTCCTGTTTGGCGTACAGCGGCAGGCCCAGGGTGTTCGCCGTCTCGTTGAAGTCCGCCGGCGCGAAATAGGTCCGGAAAGTCGAGGCCGTCCCAAGAGGCAGGAAATGCGCCTCGTCATCGGCGATGAATTTACGCACAGTCCCGGCCGCATCGGTCGCTTGGCCCCGATACTCCTCGAAGGTGATCCCACCGAAAGTGAAACCGGTGCGGTTGTCCGACAGCAGTGCCAGGCCGTTCTGCCAGCGAGAGTAGGCTTCTTTCACCTTCGTGTGCGTGGTGAGCGCATCGAAGAAGCCCGCCGAGCAGAGGCACATGATGCCGCTCATGAACTCGCCCTTGAGGTTGTCTTCGATGTGGCGTTTTACCTCGAGCACTTTGGTCAGAACCTCGGTCGTGTTGGTCGTCAGCGCGAAGTTGACGGTCTTGGCCGTGATGCCGAATTCGGTGTAGAGGTTGTAGAGCGTCGAGCCGTCGGCATCGAGGATGACACCCTTGAGCGCGCCCATGCGCAGATGCTCCAAAGTGATGGCATGCTTGTTGCGCATGGTCTGGAGTTTCTGGGCCATCAGGCCGGCCAGGGCTTCGGTCTCGGTTTCGGAACCGAAAGCCCGGATGCCCTGGACCTCTTCCGGCAGCACGGTGTCATCGTGAGGGATGTGCGGGATGACAAACGAGCGCACCTTGCGCTTGCCCTGGGTGCCGAGCGTGCCAGGCGCGCCGACCGGTTGGGTGGGCAGCAGGTTCAGGACGCCGCTCATCTCTTCGATGATGATGGTGCGCGTGCGAACGCCCATGGCCGGCATCAGCGCGAGTTGCTCCGTGCGGCCGTAGTTGTTGGGGATGCGGTTGATGGCCGCCGTGAGGGCGACCATATTGAAGGCGTCGGTCGAAAAGGGATTCAGCATGGACATGAGATTTCCTTACGCTCCTTCCCGGACGAGAATGCCCAGGACTTTCAATTGCGCGATGGCGGCGTTCTTCTGATCCGTGGTGGCTCCGGCTGGCCAGACGATCCCGTTGGCCGAAACGATGGCATTGCGGACCACGGCCACAGCCGAGCGGTCCGAGCCATCCGGCGCGGTTGCGGCCTCGGTCAACAGACCACAGGCAATGTTCGCGCCGTCGGTCGCCGAAAAGTCGATCTGCTTGACCTTGCCCGAGCCCGTAGCGACCGTGATGGTGAACGCGTCGCCCGAGGCAAAGTCGGCTGCACCATCAGCGATGGTGAAGGTCAGGTGCGTGGCAAACTCCGTGCCCACGGTGGCCACACCCAGTAGGATCCCGTCCGGATCTTCAACCGAGAACTTGCCGCCGTTGGTGGCGGGCTCGATGCAGACCACACGGTAAACGCCGGGCTTTGCCGCCTGGCCGACCGCCGGTGCGGCCGTGATGGTGCCGTTGCCGGTATTGCCAGCCACCGCGGCGCCAACGGCCGAGCCCTTGGTCACACGGCCCAGCACCATGCCGGTGGTGAGCACGCGGTCCGAGCCGCTACCAGCCAGGATCGTCACGACATCCCGGCTGTACTGGTTGTCTACTTCCCACTTGAGCCAGTCGCCCAAGCGCATGCCTTCAGTCAGAACACTCATCGGTTAGCGATCTCCTTTCGCGCCGAACGCGGCGCAGGCTTTGACGACTGGGTTTTCGTCGAGGTTTTGTGGAGCGCCGGTGGAGGCGTGAGGCAGCACATGCGAGCAGATCTCGGTCTGGCTGTCCTCACTGGCTCTCAGCGCCAGCAACTCCTTTCGGGCATCCGCGGCACTGGCTCGACGGGCAATGAATTCGCTGGCCAGCGCGGGATTTCCCGCAAGACCGCAAAGTTCGACGATTTCGGCCGCCTCGGCGTAGCCCTTGTCGCGGGCGTCGGCTTCGATTGCGGCCAGGTTGGGAGCAGGTTCCGGCGGCGCGGTGGCGGCCGGGAAGGTCTCAGACATTCGGATACCTCCGGTTGTGGGTTGAAGTTGTGCGGACATCTCGGCCAGTGCCTCGCGGAAGGTGCCAACGCGGTCGGCGAGCCCGCGCGCGACCGCATCGGCGCCATAGAAGATGCCCGCTTCGGTGTTGCGTACGGCCTGCGCGCTCAGCCCACGCCGCTGGGCAACCGCGCCGACAAACATGCCGTAGAGACGGTGGACCTCGCCGGAAAGCACATCCTGGGCGTCGTCTGACAGCGGCTCATGCGGGTTGAGATCGTTCTTGCGATCACCAGCGAAGATGGTGGTGTATTTCAAACCGCGCGATGCATCGAAACCGCTCTGGTCCAGATGCATGGCGATGATGCCGACCGAGCCGACGCCGCCCGTGCGCGTGACCCAGATACGATCGGCGGCCGAGGCAAGCAGGTAGCCGCCGCTCAGCGCCCAATCGTCGACAGCGGACCAGACAGGTTTCAGCCGGGCCGCCTGTGCAATGAGGTCGGCGGCGTCCCAGGCCCCATTGGCCTCGCCGCCGAAGCTGTCGACGCGCAGCAGGATTCCTTTCACGCTTGGATCAGTGGCTGCGTCCAGTACCTCGTTGCCCAACTGCTCATAGGAGGTTAGGCCGGATTGCGCGTCCATGCCCGAGGCGCGGTTCACCAGGCTGCCCGAGGCTTCGATCACGGCGATCCCGGCAGCTGTGACAGCGTACGGCTTCCGGCTGCGCTGCTCGGCCATGAGGACCGCGTCGACCACAGGCGCCTCCACGCCCAGACGTGGCGCAATCGCGGCCAGGACGGCGGAGAGCTTCTTCGTATCGATCATGAGCGGCGTGTCAAAAACACGCGCGGCGAGATGGGGCAGTGTCGTCATTGGATCAGTGAAGTCTCCTCTGTGGGCGGCTGGGATGTCTGGACCAACTGCGCGCCGGGCACCGACTGCTGGCCGTTCGCGGTCGTTTTCCTGGGATCGGTATCGAACGTGAGGCCGAGCGCGTCGGCGCGGGCGTTGTCGGCCGCGATCTGGCGGTCGACGTCTTCCTCGTCGTAACCCATCTCGTTGATCACGGCGCTGCGCGGCTTGAAACCGGCGCGGACCGCTGTTGCTTCCGCCTTCATGTCTTTGAGCGGATCAACCCAGTCCCAGGACGGCGGGCGCCACTCGACATCCAGATAGAACTGGCGGTTGCGCGCGTAGTCGCGTGCCGGGATCTCGCCGGCAAGGACAGCGGCTTCAATCCATGCCCGCCACACCGGGCGGCAAAACTGGAAGACCATCACCTGGTGCTGGAACTGCTCGCAGCGGCGGCGGAATTCGAGCAACCCGGCGCGGATCGACGAGTAGTTGACCTTTTCAAGGTCGCCGGTCAGCTGCTCATAAGTGATTCCAAGTCCGGCCGCGATCGCCCGCAGCTGCACCTTCATGAACTCCGCGTACATCCCGCCCACATCGCCCGGTTCGGTAAACTTCACATCCTCGCCCGGCAGCAGCTTCACCATCGAGCCGGGCTCGAGGCCGGCCAGCGGCACCCCGCTGGCATCCTTGGCCGCCTCGCCCGGTTTTGAGCCGATCACCGGGTCGTCCGGGTTGTTTTCAATGATGAACGCGGCAAACATCGCCGCCAGCTTCTTGCGGACCAGCTCGGCGTCGTCGTACTGGTCCAGTTCATGCAGCTTCACCAGGACCTGCGTCAGCCAGGGTTGCCCACGGTGCTGGCCCGGGCGCAGAGGCTTGTACACATGGAGCACGCCATCGGCGGTCACGCGCGCCGTCTCTCCCGCGCGGGCGAACATGAGCTGCTCGCCGGGATGCTCGCGGTACAAGTGATATGCTGCACGGCGGCCGATCTTGTCAAACTCGATCCCGGCCCGGATGACGTTGCCGTTCGGCAGGTTCTCGTTTCTCGACGCCGGCAGATGCTCGGCCTCGATCATTTGCAGCTGCAACGGCACGCTCAGCCGGTCTTCCGGGCGGCGCGGCCGCAGCCGGACGATGCACTCGCCGCCCTCGACGGTTGCCCGGCACACGAGAGCCTGCAAACCATAGAAGTCCGTCAATCCCGATGCATCGGCTTCGTCGGTCCAGCGCAGCCACAGCTGCTGTAGTTTCCGTTTCACCGCCGCATCGGGGTGCTTCGACTGAGGCTTGATCCCGGTGCCGACCGAGTTGGCGACGAAGCTGTCGATTGCATTCGAGGCCCAGGCGTTGCGGCGAACCATGTCGCGGGAGCGCGACCGCAGCGCGTCACCACCGCCGCTGACCAGTGCGTTGATCCCATCCGTCGATGGGTTCCAACCCTCGGTCCGGCGCGTCTTTGCCGCGGCTTCAAATCCAGCCGAGGCCCGCAACGCTGGAACCGCCGCCTGGATGAGGTTGCGCCAGTAGCCCATCGCTTAGAAACCCTTCTCCGTGTAGACCCGGATCATGCGCGAGCGCGGCGTCGCGGGATCCGCGGCTGCCAGTGCCGCCTTCACCTCTGCGATCGCCTTCTTGATCTCATCCACGCTGCGGTACTCGACACTGCGGCCTTCAAACGAGACACGGAGCGTGCCGCTGGCGATCGCCGACTCGAGCGCTTCGAGTTGGGATTGTGTGTAAGCCATTTATCGTCGAATCCAGTTCGAGCGGACTACGACACGGCGGATTGGTGGTGCTTCAGTCGGCGAAGGCGTGTCAGCGGTCACCTCTGATGTGTCTTCCGGTCTTGCCACGGCGGCCTCGAGTTCCCGCCAGTGCCGTTCCGCAAAGCGGTCGATCCCGTAGATCGATGCGGCCGCGCGCGCATATACCCTGGCGTCAAGAGCCTCATTCCGCGTGTTGGCGCCCAGCACCCAGTGGCCTTTGATGAAGCTCTCGGACGTCAGCTGCCGGAAGTACTCTTCCTCGTAGCGGGGGAAGTGACAAAACCCTGCCGGGAATGGCTCGCCGCTTTCTTCCGTCGGTGGGACCAATCGCAACCGGCTGTACAACTCCGATTTCGCCACCGGCGTACCCAGTGTCCACAGCCGCGTCCCGCGCCGCTTACTGGCATCGACCGGTGATGCGCCCAGGATCAATCTGTCCGTTCGGGCCGTGCCCTTCACTGCAACAGCGGTCTTCGGATGTGCTGCCCGCGCTCCCGCTGGACCCCAAGATGCCTGCGGATGGCCGCGCACCCAGTCATACGTGATGCGCGGGTTGTAGCCGGAGTCGATGCAGAGCACCCGGATCGGCAGCCGCAGGCCGCTCGCATGCGGGAACTCCTCGTCCAGCACGGCGTCAAGCTGCCGCCACACTTCAGGCCGGGCGGTGTCGCCCATCAGCACACGGTAATCGACCGACCAGGACTGCTTTGCGCGCCCCCAGGCGATCACCTCCACTTCGATGCGATTCGGATGGACATCGGCGCCAGCGGTGAGGAACAATCCGCCCTTGGGGACCGTCCCGATCGGATAATCCTCCCGGCGGTCATAGAGTGGTTGCCAATCTGGCGCCTCACCGCGCTCCTGCCACGATTCCCCGAGGACCAGGTTCACGAATGACTTCAGCCGCTCGACGTCTTTCTGCGCTTTCTCCCAGTCATCCGCCGCACGGTCCCACCCGTACCAGCCGACTGGGCTATACAGGCTCGACAGGTGGTAGCCGCGCGTGCGCCCGTCGCCCGGGGCCTCCGGCCGCCACGCGCCAGCCGCAAGCATCCCGGCTTTGTGGTGGTTGAAGATCTGCCGCTCACAGGCGATGCAGATGTAGGCCACCTTCTGCGGCTCGCCTTTGGGCCAGCGCAGCCGCTCAAACTTCAACACCTGGAACTCTCCGCAGTGCGGGCACGGCACCCAGTAGCGCCGCTGGTCGCTTTCGGCGAACGCCGCCTCGATCCGGCTCAACCCCGTGATCAGCGGGGTTGAAACCATGAAGACCTTGCGCCGCGCGAAAGTCCTCGTGCGCGCGAAGGCCAGATTGATGGGATCGCCTTCGCCGTCGACATCGCCCGGATAAGCGTCGATCTCATCCAGGAACAGATACCGCACCGCCATCGACCGCAGTCCCACCGCGGAGTTGGCGCCGGTCATCACCAGCACGCCGCCAGGAAACTCCTTCGACAGCACCGTGTTGCCGGAGTCGCGCGATCGCGGGCTCTTCACGAACTCGCGCAGCACGCTGCTTTCCTCAATCAGTGGGTCGATGCGCTGCTTCGAATTGCGCTTGGCCATCTCGACCGTCGGTTGGACCAGCATCATGGGCCCGGGCGACTTGTGGATCACATAGCCGACCCAGTTATTTGCTGCCTCGGTCGCACCCACCTGAGCCCCTTTGGCGAACACGACGCGCTCAACGGGGCAGTACGGGGAGAGTGAATCCATGATCTCCCGCATGTAGGGCGTGCGTTCCGTGCGGTATGGACCCGGTTCACTGGCGGCCTTCCCGGAAAGTCGGCGGTGCTGGTCAGCCCACTCCGAGACCGTCATCAGCGGGTCCGGCCGAAGCCCCGCCCGGAAGGACTCGTCGTAAACCTCAGTCGCCGTTTGCGCCAGCAAGCTCATCAAGGGCCTTTCGAATCTCATCAGTTAGCGTCTCGTGGACTTTGTCCGCATCGGACTCGGCGGCGAGCATTGCTGCCAGCCGGTCCGGAATGTTGAGCAGGCTGTCACGCACCGTGCGAGCTTTCGTGAACGCTGCGACCTGTACTTCGTCGCGGCTGATCAGCTTCGCCGTTTTCTCTTCGAACTCGATCTTCGCGAGCCGCGCCAGGTAGCTCTCGCGGATGGCACGGGCGCGGAAGTAGTCTAGGCCCCCGGCACCAACCGGATCACTTCGTGGCGGCTCTACAAACGGAACCACCGGCGCAACAAGCGTCGGAGCCGGCGAACGCCGTTTCTGACCTGGCCGCGTCTTGGCACTCCAATCCGCGTCCGCGCGATCGGAATCAATCGAGCCGTCTTCAGTCGTCCCGATGCGCCTGGAACGGATCGCTTTCTGCACTGCGGCGAGGCTCACGCCACGGTGTTTGGCGTACCCGCGGAGACTCAGCAGCGCCATTGAAGATTCTTGCTACGGACTCGATCATTTCTCTTGCTTCTAATCGGAACCGAAGTGATGAATGTGTTCACGATGAGGAACACCAAAGCCAAACAAACCGCCGCAGCCTGCTACGCAGAACGCCAAGCCGAATGCGCGGACCTGCTGAAGCGCATCGGCAAGCAGCTCGAAGAACACCAGAACCACCAGGCTGCCGAGCCAGCCAACTGGGGATACGCTGGCGACCTCGGCCACGTCAGCCAGGAACTCGCCTACGTGCTCGCCGCACTGGGCGACCGCAGCGCCGTCGACGCGAAAGGGCTGGATTACTAACCATGACGCGCGAAGAACTCATCACCTGGGCCACGCGCAACGGCTGGAAGCTCGACCGCTGGGGTCATCTCCAGAAGGAGTTCGACAACGGCACTCTCCGCCTGAAGCTGAGCCGCATCGCCGCGCGTTACGAACAGGCCACACCTTTCGGATGGGTGAGGCTGCACAGCGGCTACTACAAGGACTTGCACATCACCGCCGACGGGAAACTCGCCGGCATGAACCGATAGAAAGGACGATCCCAATGACTACGTTCACTCTCGACAACGACAACGCCATCACGGCGTTTGCCGAATACGAAGATGCTCTCAACCACCGCATCGGTGCGACCGACGCGGCCTTCACCAGCGAGCGAGAACTCGCCAAACTCTCCGCCGACTGGCCGATGTCGCGCTTCGCCGACGTCTGGAACGAGTTCGCCGGCGTGGTGCCATTCGACGACCTGAAGCCGGTCAAGAAGTTCACCGACCGCAAGACCGCGGTTGGTCGGATCTGGAAGGCGATCCAGGCACTGACGCCCGCCCCCGCGCAACACGCGGCCCCCGTCGCGCCGAAGACGGCCAAGGCGACCAAGGAGACCACCGCGAAGGACGCGACGCCCACGGCGCGCGAAGGCAGCAAGAAAGCCATCGTCCTCGGACTGCTCCGCCGCCCGGAAGGCGCCACGCTGGCCGAGATCCAGTCCGCTACTGCGTGGCAGGCCCATAGCGTCCGCGGATTCCTCTCCGGTGCGCTCGGCAAGAAGATGGGCCTCACAGTCGACAGCGCCAAACGCGCCGACGGCAATCGCGCATATCGCATCAGTTAGGAGACTTGGCATGGTACGACCCGTCAGACACGCCAAGAATTACGCCTACACTCAACCTGGAATCGCATTTCGCATCCATCCCTCTCGGACGGACCGTTTCCCCGGTGCTCTTGGCACCGTGGTCAACAAAGTCATCCGGACCAAGTCCGACATCCTCCAAGAACTGCGCCGCCGACAGCTCGAAGATGAGGCCATCGATTCGGCATACTTGTGGCTCTCGGACGCCTACCCTGGCTTCTACTTTGGCTTCATCGGCCCCGATGAGTCGGGCTGGTTGCAGTACGGCTGGATCCCGGATGGCCAGCCTCAGCACGGCTGCGAATAGACTCTGCGCGCTGAATTTCCGCCGGCCTCAACCGCCGGCGGCTTTTCTCTTCCCACATCGATACGAGCAAGCAACTGTACCGGATCTGCGTTCCGGATCCCTCAAAACACTTAAAAACGCCCGCGCTGACCACATGGACGGCCATGGACCCATCTTGCGGAATCCGCAAGATGCCGCCGCCGGACTCAGTCTCCGGCGGTGTTGTTGTTCTTGGCGTCTTCTTCCAAAACGGCGAGCCTCTGCAGGAGCAACTCTCTGCGGAGCTGGCACTCGCCCTGCCTGATGTACGTACCGTTGACCCTCAAAAATAGGCGGTGCTCCATCTCCGCAATCTCCCTGCGCACGTCGGCCAGCAGCGCCCTGTTCTGAAGGCTCACGTAGGTGGCCACCAAGCCGGACAACAGCCCGATGGCTGGAACGATTATCTTCAGCAGAGTTTCATTCATCGGTCGCGCTCCCGGAGGAGGATGCGCAGTTCCTGGGACCAGTCGGCCAACGCCAGCACGAGTCCTTCGACATCCGGATGGCCATCGCGAAGATGTTGTTCGATGGAGGCGATTTCTCTCCGGCACCGCTCGACTTCACGCCGCCACTGGCTTTCGCTCAGCGGTGATCTCGTCGAAACTCCGGCCGTCGTCTTCGAGCACTGCGGACTTTCCGCAGTGGTTCTGGTATCGCTGGACGATGACATCGCAGTATTTGGGCTCGAGTTCGATCAGCCGAGCCTGGCGGCCCGTGCGCTCACATGCAATTAGCGTCGTGCCGGATCCCCCGAACGGATCGAGCACCGTGTCGCGGCTCTTGCTGGAGTTGCGGATAGCACGCTCCACCAGTTCCACGGGCTTCATCGTCGGATGGAGATCATTGACCACGGGCTTCTTCACAAACCAAACATCGCCCTGATCGCGGGCCCCGCACCAGTAGTGATCCGAGCCCTCCCGCCAGCCGTAGAGCATCGGCTCATACTGCCGCTGGTAATCGGCGCGGCCCATCGTGAAGGTGTTCTTGGC